AATTAAAGAAAGGTATAATAGCATCCAAATCTAAGAACTTAACAGAAGTATTTAAGGGAACAGTTAATGATAGTCCTACATTTCCAAAGAAATTAGGAGCTGAACACCCTTATGATTTCAAGATAACAGAAGGATTATATAAGAGTTATCCCTTTGTTAAAGGAGCGGTAGACAAACACGCAGATTCTATTATGTCTGATTTTAGTGTTAAGTGTGAAGATGAAGAAGTTCAAAAACAAGTAGAAGACTTTATAAAAGATACAAGTTTTCAAGTAGTATTAAGAGAATGGGTAATAAGTGCGTTAGTTACAGGTAATGGATTCTTAGAAATAGACCTAGAAAACAAAGAATTACAAGTTTTAGACCCAAAAACAATGTGGGTAAGACGTAATAAGAAAGGACAAATACTAAGTTATAATCAATATTTAAGTGATTTAAAAACTTTTGGACAGGGTAAAGAACCTGTACCATTTAAAAGGGACCAAATAGCTCATTTATGTTTAAATAAAATGCCCGGTGAAGCTTATGGATATGGAATAATCTGGCCAAATGTTAATACTCTTAATAATATTATAGCAAATGAGAATGATATGCAGAAGCTTATTGAACGTAAAGCGGGTGCACCAATTCACGTTAAAGTAGGAATGCCAGGAGAAGCAGTAAATCCAGAAGACCTTACCGATTTTAATGGAAAGTTAGAATATCTTAATAATCGTACAGAATGGGTAACAGATGCTAATGTAGAGATGAAGGTTATTGATTTTGGACAAGTAGCATCTAATTTTACACCAGCTTTAGACTATAATGTTCAAAGTTTAACTTATGGATTCCAAGTTCCAGCAGTATTAATGGGAATAGCTAACATTAATGAAGGTATTGGAAAAGTACAATTAGAAGCTTTCCAAAGAAGAATTACAGCATTTCAAGAGGATATAGAGAAGGTTATTGAAGAAAAGATATTCAAACCACTAGTATCAAACAAAGTACACGTAGAAGTTGTATGGAATTTACCAGGTGAAACAGAAATTAATAATCGTATTGACAGACTAAGTAAAGTATTAAACAATAGTACAAACATAAGCGAGAACTTTAATAGAATGGTTCAATTAGAATTAGCAAGAGTCTTAGATATAGAAGATGCAGATAAATTCTTAAGACCACCAGAAGTAGGACTTGATGATAAAGCGGAAGAAGAAGAAAAGAATGAAAAAATGGAAAAGAATCAGTTAGATGCAGAAGTAGCAAGAGCAGGTATAGATGCCACAAGAACACAAACCGGAACTACTAATACTAAACCAACCAAAACAGCAAAACCTAAACTTAAACCAGCTCAAAAAGTTAATCCAGCAGCACAGGCAAAATACTTAATGGAAAAAGAAAATTTAATGACTATGAAAGAATGGTGTAACTTACAAGAAGTAAGTGGTTTTCATTATTCAGATTATTTAGCAAACATTTTGTTATTACTAAAGAAAGACAAATTTAAAGACTTAATGGCAATTACTAGTGCGGATATAGAAAATGGTTTATTATCTCAAAAGCAATTAGAAAGTTTAAGAAGTATACTAAAAGATGGATTCCAAAAGAACCAATCAGTAACACAAATAGAAACAAACATTAAGAATCAAGTTCATTTAAAGGATAGACTTAAAGACGGAAAAGTAACTGTTAAAGCAAAAGACAGACCAAATAGTATAGCAAGAACAGAAACAAGTAGATTAGCAAATGATGGATTAATTGAAACTTATAAGGATAATAATATAAAAAAGGTAGAATTTCTAGCAGCTTTTGGTCCAAGAACTTGTGAAGAATGTGCTAGTTTAGATGGCACAATTAAAACCTTAAGTGAAGCGGATGGAATGATACCAGTACACCCTTCTTGTAGATGTACTTGGATACCAGCATAATGGTCGGAGTTAAAGCAGTTTGTGCAAAGTGTAAAAGGAAACAACAGCCAGGTGTTCAATTAATTTATATTTATGATATGTATTTATGTGGAGATTGTTATTTAGAATATCAAGAAAAACTTATAAAAGAAAGAAGGAAACAAATGTTATGGTCAAAATAAATAGACTAACAAGGCAAAGAGTAGTATGTGACCCTCACTCAGGAGATATTGAATTTTTATCACAACAAGGCAATAACACAATAGACAATGAAACAATCAATGTAATAGGTAAATGGACAGAACCAAAACACGATGGTGCAGGTGGTACAAATACTGGTGGTAAAAAAGGTTCAATGAGATTCCCAGCAGCTAATAGTTTTCAAGGTACAGACATAGGTTTAGAAGGAGGAAAATTTCCTAATATTAATTCTATTGGACAAACAAGTGATAATAAAAGAAGACGTAGAAAACTTTTAAAAATGGAATGTAAAACTAATAATTACTAATGGAATATAAATACGAAATATTAACAGATGAAGGTAATGTTAAAGAGATAACTGATAATATAGAAGGAGACCTAAAGGCAGTCATATTAAGAACAAACCATAGAATAGGATTTAGTTTAAATTCTGAATTAGGTTACGAATTATATAGTTACAAAGATATGATGCCCGGAGTTTATTATATTCCTTTAAGAGCAAATGCCTCAGTACAAGATACTGGTGGAGCATATACAGGAGTACCTTTTACACTTAACGAAAAACTATTTTTGTATGTTGCAGGGCCTCCAAACGTAAAAGTAGAGATAATTCTCCGAATAGATTAGTATATACCACCTCTCCAAATGTATTTAAAGAACTTTCCCATATAATTAATGTATTTAAAATGCCTAAAGATAATATAACGTTAAAGTACGATGTTCCTATAATAGAATCAGATGTACAAGAAGGATTAAGCTCTGATGAAATGAATATAACAGGTGTAGCTATTTCTGAAACAACAACATCTAACGGACATAAGTTTATAGGAGACGAATTATCAGAGGCAGCATCCACACTTAAAGATGTAGTAGTATTAAAAGACCACGAGAATATGGTGGATAATATTGTTGGAAGAGTAACAGCATCAAGTTATAATGTATTAGATAAAAATATTTCTTTTAAAGCTAAGATTATGGACAAATCAATTAAAGATATGATTAAAGATGGCCGTTTAAATACAGTAAGTGTTGGAGCATCAGTAGAAAAATTAGAAGAAACAGAAGATGGATTATTTATACCTAGAGGAATTATATTTAAAGAATTAAGCGTTGTAGCAATTCCAGCAGATTCAAGTGCTAGTTTTAGTATTGGATTAAAGGATAGTTTAGATAAAGATAAAAATATAAAAGAAAAAGTAAACAATGCAGTTAAAAGTGCGATGGAAAATTATATCGTAGAATCACAATCTCAGTTAAAAGAGAAACCTTTGAAAGGAGGTTTAATCAGAATGGCAGAAAACGACGAAACTAAAGAAGAACCCAAAGAGGAAGTTGCTCCAGCAGAAGCCCCAAAGGCAGAAGCAGAAGTAGCAGAACCTAAGGAAGAATCTAAGGAAGAGTCAAAGGAAGAGGCAGTAGAAGCAAAGTTAAAGAAAGTAAAACTAGCTCTTAAAGAAAAAGAACTAGCTAAACTTGAAAAAGAACTTGCAGATGCAGAAGAACCAGCATCGGAAGTTAAGAAAGAAGAACCTAAAGAAGATGAACCTGAAGCGGAAGCTCCAGTTGAAACAACAGAAGGTTATTCAATTTCAAATATAACTGAAGGTGTAAAAGGTAACGCTATGACATTGGTTAGGGAAAGCTATTAAATGGCAACTTTAACAACACCAACAGGTGCACAATGCGTAATGGACGGAGCAACTCCAAGAACATTTACAGCGAAAGCTATGAGTGTAATCTCAGGAGGAGAATTCGTATTTGTTAGCGGAGTAGCAGCAGATTATCACTCAGTAGGTTCTTTAGTAGCACAATATGATTGGAATGATATACAAGTAACACCAGTAGTAAATGGTGGTGCAGTAGGTACACAAAGTGGTACATATCAGTTTAATGGTATTAATCTAAGAAATGTAGGTTCAGGAGGAAAAGCAACAGTTGCAACACGTGGTGTTTATTTATCAATGTGTGGAGGAAGTGTTTTACCAGGAATGAAGGTAGAATGTTTAACTAACCATACGATACAAACATTAGGTTCAACAACAATTCCAAGTGCGTTACACGCAGCAGTAAATGCAGGAAAACCAATAGGTAGAGCATTAACAATGGGTTATTCAGGTACAAGTCCTGGAAGCACTTACGCTCTGTTCGATTTACAAGCATAATGGCAGACTTAAAACACATTAAGGAGTATATTGATACAGGAGACGGAGTTGCAGGAACTCTATTAATTCCAAAGCTTATTTTTCCAACTTTAATAAAAGAAGTTGATAAAAATTTGCTACCAAGGGAATTAGCAGCATTTGTAATTACACCAGCACAATGGCAAGGTGATACATTTAATTTTAATCTCGAAGAAGAAAATTCTATGAATCTTAGAATTGTAGGAGAAGGAGCAGAGATTCCAATGGATGAGTTAGGATACGAATCTAGGGAATTCGAAGCAGTGAAATACGGAGTAGCTATCAGAATCACTCGTGAAATGATAGAAGACTCACAATTTCCAATACTTCAAGGACAATTAAGAATTGTAGGAAAAAGATTTGCAGAGAAAGAAACTGAATTAATTATTGCAGCCCTAACAGCAGGAGTAGGAAGTACAATTACTGGAGGAGCAGCTTTTACTATAGGAAATCTTACAGAAGCGATGTTAAATATCGAAAACGAGGATTACACACCAACAGATATGATTTGTGGTAATGAAGTAATTCACGATTTGAGAAATATTGATACATTTGCAGAAGCAGACAAATGGGGTGATATAACCTCATATAATAGAACAGGTTGGATTGGCGTACTTTATGGACTTAAGGTTTATAGATACTCAACTAATGCAGCACCATCGACTACATACGCAAAATATTGTTATGTAATTGATAGAGATTACGCTTTCGCAATAGCAATCAAGAGAGATTTAACTATTGAAAACTTTGACTTACCAACATATGATATGCAAGGAGCAGTAGCAACTATGCGATTAGATGTTGATTATCTTAGAACAGACGCAATTAGTAAGATTACTACAGAGTAATTAAACTTTATTTTTTTATTTTTTTTTTAGATTTTTTAAGGTTTTAGAAAAAACCTAACACAAAAGATGGCAACAGACACAGGAAGCCTTATAGGCACAATAGATGGTTTGAACCTTGGAGTGGGTACTAGTGGTTTGCAAACAGGTGGAATAATGCAACATCACGGTAGTCCAGACAATGGAATGACCGGAATGAATGGAAGCGATATAGTCTTAGATGTAGATAACGCAGAATACTACATTTGTGACGCTAAAGGTGGTTCGGAGTGGACCATATTAACAACTTAGGAGCCCAAAATGGCTCTTAATACAGTTGGTAGCATAGCAATATATATAGCTGATAGCTGGACATTACCAGAAGGAATTAGTGGTAACCTCGTTCAAACAGTAGATGCGTGTCGTATACACGTACAAAATTTCGCAGGTGTTACAATAGGTAGCAATGCAATTCTAGAAAAGTATCAAAATGCAATTACGAATTTCGCTAAAGCAGATACAATAGACCAGATGAACTCTCAAGCAGGAGGGAAAGGATTAAAATTAGCAGAATTATCAATATCAGAAGGCAAAGAAGAAATGTCTAGTAAAGGATTCAGAGATATAGCTAATCAATCATTAAAATACATCGGTCGAAAAATCGGTTTTGGTAAAACCTTAGTATGATAGAAGATACACTAATAAAAGGATTTACATCATTAGTAGATAAGACTGGTCAGAATTGTATTATGCAATATTTCTTAAGAGTTAATACAGACAATGGTTCTATCTGGGATGACGTTACAAGCCTCACAGAGGTCGCTGGGAGCAAGATAGGACTCTCAGGCATAGTTTTACCTATCAATGGGTTAAATGGAACACAAGAATTTTTATTACAAGAACAAGGATTATTAGCAAATGGAGATTTAAAATTATATGTATCAGGTGGTGCAAACTTTGGACAATCTAGTACAGGTTCAGATTTACAAGTTATTGTTCAATTAGGTAGTCCAAAAGGAGATAAATATACGGTAGTAAATCCAGGAGTAACAGCTCCAGAAGTTAATGGAAATACAATATATCAAAAGGTTTATTTAAGAAAATTAGTTACCGGAAGTTTATACGGAGAATAATGGTT